TCTAAAAGGTCGAAAAAGTCAAGAAGACGATAGACTTTTACATTTTCTATAAAAATAATCCCTCCACATAATTCATCGCAAAACACCCCTTATGAAAATATTGTTGTCCTTCATCCACATAGTCTGTTTTTCCATCCTCCACCGCTATCATCGGATATAAAATAGAACGATGTCCTTCTTTTGTAATACAATTATCCGAGTTGAAACAACGAAGAGTTGTATTCGTCAAACTTTCTTCCGCATAAGGCGGTGCGTATTTTTCAAGTAAGTATTTCGCGTGGTATCTTGGTATCATATACATTTGGGCGCCCCAAATATGTTCTGGGTAATTATGATACTTAAAGGGGAAATCTTTCACGTGATTGTCTATTTTTTCTTCAAACCCAGGGAATGCTTGAATGATTTGGTTGGTAAGATAACCCATCAACAAAATATCCAACTTCATTTCTCTCGTATCTTGAACAAGTTGGGGTAAATATGTTAAGAAATCTTTTCGAATCAAAATATCGTCTTCACAAAATATTCCATATTCTTTGTCGGTTTCTTCATAAAACATGCGAATCATGTCCAAGTGACCATAGGTGTACGACCAAATTCTTTTGGCGGCGCCAGCGTTCAATAATCTCTCATCCTCATGATTTACACCTTCGTAAAACGTGACATGATCCTCTAGACCTAATTGTTGAAATCGTTGGATCATTGCCTGTTTTCTCTCTTCATTCTGAAATGAGAGACAATAGATAGCGCAGTTTTCAACCATACATTCCACTTTTAGAAAAAGTGGAGCAAAAAAACGAGATCATCCACTTTTAGAAAAAGTGGAGCAAAATCCGGAATCAACTCGTTTGTCATTCAATTCAACGCTGAATAACAGCATTATCCACCGGAAACCCAGGGAAATTATAACAGTTTTTATTCAAGAAATCTTATCATGGGAAAAGGTAAGGAATTAGAATTCCCCGAAGGGCGGGGAGGGGGCAAGGGGGAACCGTGGGTTCCCCCTACTGGATAAAATCACCGATTAAAAATATAGTAAATCAATAACTAATCTTTGTTGATTTTCTATGATTGAACAATATGTTAATAAACTTGTGAATGATGTTCCATTGTTAAATGGAGAGAAACCACAGAAAATAGATTTGATTTTAGACGGAGGGATTTTCAACGGTAGTTATTTATTCGGTGGTTTACAATTTTTGAAAGCACTTGAAAAACGAAATCATATTCAAGTGGATAATATTTCTTGTTGTAGCATTGGTGTTATTTGTGCGTTGCTTTATTTAGCAGATGCTCTTGACGTGGCAGAAGAGTTATATAACATTATTATGATTTCATTCAAAGAAAATTATAAACTCGATGATGCATTTGAAAAAACAGTACAACAATTGAAGTTACGTTTACCTTCCAATATTTGCGACATAATAAACCGTCGTCTTTACATTTCTTATCATGATGTTACAAAACGCAAAAAAATAGTCAAATATGTTTATAAGTCTCTTGACGATTTGTTTTTGGCAGTTCGCAAGTCTTGTTTTGTCCCCTTTTTTATAGATGGTAATATGTTGTATAAGGGAAAATATTATGACGGCATTTACCCTTATATTTTTCCTCCATCCTCCGACAAAAAAAGACTACACCTCAACTTGCTTGGACTGGATAAATTAAAATACGTTTTTTGCGTAAAAAATGAAACAACCAATATACACCGTATGTTAGCGGGGTTATTGGACGTTCATCTTTTTTTCATTAAACAAACTTCTACGCAAATGTGTTCCTATATTCAACCTTATTCCTTTTTTGATTTTGGTTATTACTTGATGCGATATTTTATTGAGAAATTTATTTTGGTGTTTTTTGTTTTTTTTCGGTGGTTTTCTGAAATTGTTCCTCCTGACATTGTTTCCAAAGATTCCATTTTCTTTAAGTTGTTTGTTAAAATCATTCAAGATGTTTATGTTATTCTTTTGGAAAATATATGTTTTTAGGGGAACCTAGGTTCCCTGCTATTTTTGCTCCACTTTTTCTAAAAGTTGACGATAATGGTTTTCTCAAATTCCTCCCGTGTTTCTTCGTTAGTTACACACAATGACGTCAACTCCGTACGGCAAACTGGGCAACCTGACAAAATTGTTTTGTCTTTGATAGAATCCAAATGAGAAGTCATACAGTCCAAACAAAACGCATGCTTACAATTGGTTTGTACACATTTCGTTTCACAACATTCATCGTAACAAATTGGGCATTCTACCGTTGTTGGTTCACCGTCGCTTTCTTTACATACAATTTTTATTCTTTTTATGTGCGCGCGAGTTCGTTCAATTACTTGATTGGTCAATCCCTCGCGATACCGACTAATTCTATCTCTTAATGCTGACAAGTCCCGCCCTCTTTCTTCAAACAAAGAATACTCTAGACGAAACGCGTTTTCCATACTATTCAAAGTTTCTTGGCTGTATTCTTGTACTGTCGCTGTTGTCGCTTGTGCTCTTGCGACGGTCGCTGCTGCTCTAGCATTTCTCGCTGAAATTCTAGCCTCTTCTGACGCTATCATACGACGTCTTATTCCCTCTAATTCTCGTTGTCGAATTCTTTCACTTTCAAGTCTTTCTTGAAGGGCGATGGTTTCACTCGTGTTCACATTCGCACTGATAGTATTCACCAGTTGTATTGTTTCTTCAAGAGTTAAGTTAAGTGTTTGTACTGGGACTGTGCTTCTGAACACAGACATCGAACTCATTCGCGATACCGCGGTAGTCGTTCTTTGTATTATATCTAACATTCTCAAATATTCCAAGTTACCTGGGTTTTGGAGAATCGTTTCCTCCAAACGAACTCGCCCTGCTCTCAGTCTCTCAAGAAACTGGGCGTAAGGGGGTGCGTCTCGTAGCATTGGTCTGTATCCAGACGCAATTAACACTGGACATCGTGAAGTGTGATTCACTTGATTGCAACTTGCGCATGGTTGTCGTTCTTGCATTTTTCGAAATTTATTTCACTTAGTTCTTTTACTTGAATGTGATTTTAAATAACTAAAAATCACATTTAATCAATTTTTTTTCTACATAACATTTATTTGGGTTGAGAAGTTAGAACTGCGTTATCAAAAAAATAGTCCTCCCCGACCACGTCTCACTTTCCTTGTCTTTGCGCGTTTTGTTGGTTTAGACATATTTTTATAACTCTTGTTTTTGGTTGTTTTTGTTGGTTTGGTTCTTTTACTAGAACTAGAACTAGAACTAGAATTTTTTTCCATTATTTTGTCAGCAGGACGGTAACGCAAAAAATATTCTTCGTATTCTCTCGTTTTCGTTTTTCCCTTCAATTGCTGATACTTCTCGGCCTTTTTGGCGCGTATCTCTTCGAACGTTTCTTGGTGACCATAACATTTTAAACTAAATCGTTTCAAAAGACCTTTTTGTTTCAAGCGATTTTCTTGTTGAACTTGAAATAGATATTGAGACATACACAAGATTCTATCCTTGTCATAATAAGGTCGATTCGCGTATAAAAAGGCCAAGTAAAAACTCAACATGGTATCTATGGTTGCTATATTTATCTCTTGACCATACATTTTAATAACGTTATAACTATGACACGCAATTGGTTTATAAATAAACGCAACTGTTTCTTCTCCAACCAATAACTCAATATGTGGTGCGATTATCTCTCCAATTGCGGGTTTCTCTTTCAACTTTACACCTTTTACACCATTTGATAGTAGTCTTTCCTTCACAATTTGCGCGGTATCATGTGGTTCTTCTGATAAAACATCAAAATCTGGAATATTTTGAAGTTGCTTTCGCAAATGTTTTGGCATATACATCGAATATAGAGAGATTGCGTAACCTCCAAAAAACACCACTCCCTGACTAATAAATGTGTCTTTCACCGTTTCGTAAATAAGTTTTTTATCTTCTATTGTGGTTGTTTCATTTTCAATGTCTCGTTGAAAATTGATAGAACTACACTGTTTGGCGGTTAATGGATAATTTTTATTCAATAACGTGAGACGTTTCAATACCTTTTCCCAACGACTAACATCACCGGCAGGTCTTGATAACTCTAAATACATCGCCATTCTTAAAAAATTCGGGGGAGCGTAAAGTATACCACTTATTTGAACTGCTTCTTTTTTGATTGAATTAAAAATGTCTTTTTGTAAATATGTTATATCCGCTACGGGGATAAAATTCACAAATACTTTATAGGTCCCTTCGTGCATTCCATTTTTTCCTTCTACTTCCACAAAGCCATTTTTTACATAAATGTCACACAGTTCTTTTGCGTCTTCTAGTGCACTTGGTGAATAAAAATCGTAGTCACTTAATTCGGTTTCTTTATTATAAAATTGGTCTTGTTTCGGTAAGATATTGTTGATGGCGGTTCCACCATAACATATTCGTTGTTTTAAACGAATGAAATTTTCCACAATTTGAATGAGTTTTTTAACTTCAGGTGAATTCACTACCTTTTTTCCAACATTTTCTTCTGCCTTATCTACAAACATTCTTAATATGGCTAATTCACATTCTTGAAATGACATAGAATTATCACACGCATCCTTTTTCCTCATATATATTGTATAGTTTTTATTCCACTTTTGAAAAAGTGGAGCAAAACGTTATCTTTCTCTCAACTAGGTTTCTCTCAATTAAGTAAACAATATTTACAAAATCATTGGCATAGTTTATTTTTTCTAGAAATAGCGAGTAATATAAGAAAACAAATTTAATTAGATATTAAAATTATAATAGTCCGAAGAAACCGTTCGTGTTTTAAACGAAAGTGCTGGGTTGGCAGGTGGCGGTGTCGGTATTGTCACTGGAATAAACCGCAATCTCTCTGGTTTCAATACAAACGCATACCCATTCTTATCAAAAAAGGAAATAGTCTCTTGAATATTCGCGTCGAAATTTTGATATCGCATCGCAATCATTTGACATCCCGTCTCTCTACATACAACACCATTCGGGTTTTCTGGGTTAGACCCCGCATCAGGTAGTGCAATTGTCATATTCTTCTTATTATACTCTTGTAACTCTGTCAAATCTGGTGTAAACTTTACATCATAATATGGTAACGCTCTCATGAACATGGATGCACTCGTCATATTCACATATTCATAAAACTCTTTAACGTCCATATATGTCGTATTCAGTCTCTCAACAATAATTATTATTTTTCCCGCCAAGTCTTGTAATTTTGCATCACCTAAATTATGTCCTTGATTTTCAAAACTATATTCGGGTCCAAGAAGAAACCCATCATAGGATTCCAAAATTTTGGCGAAGTTTTTATACATAGACTGATTTGTACTTTTAATACGTAAGTGTATCAAAATAGGGTCTTTCGGGTTTGGTGCGGTTGTTCCTGTAAATGCGTAATTTGTAATCACCGAAAGTGCGTCGGCAAATGGAACACTGTTATAGGTCTCCTTTACATAATCACTTTCTACAGTAGATGTGGCAATGGTTGGTTGGTCGCCCATAGAATAAATTTCAAAATCCAGACCTCTCACACCTTGTTTTATAAGATCTTTCAATACACAAGTATTCACGAAATCATTTTTATATGACCCGCCACTACAACAGTTATACGCCGTCTTAATATAATAATCCTTCAATGTATATTTACAGTTAGGGTCGGAAAAGTTGAGAGAAATAATATATTTATCCATGGTTGAATATAAACTATCCATCAAAGAACACTCTCTTGCGTTCAATCTCAACATATACCATAAATAAACTCCGGCAGCAATAACAATTACAATAGTAATGACAAACAATGCGTTCCCCACAAATTCATCATTCATTTGTTTGGTTAAATTTTTTATCATGTCTGTTGTGGTTGATGAACTATCCATTTACTATATTATATTGATTTTTTATCTATCGGGTTAGTTTCTCAACCCTCTAAAAACAAGTTAAAGATAAAACACAAATATAATATATCGTTATTTTTATAGATATGCCAGGTGGTTTGATGAATTTAGTCTCCCAAGGGCAACAAAATATAATTTTGAATGGAAATCCTTCAAAAACTTTTTTCAAGTCTACATATGCCAAATATACCAACTTTGGTCTTCAAAAATTTCGCGTCGATTTTGAGGGATCCAAAACATTGCGTCTGTCTGAAAGTTCCTATTTTACATTTAAAATTCCTAGATACGCCGATTTATTAATGGATTGTTATCTTTCCGTAGAACTCCCCAATATTTGGAGTCCAATTACGCCACCTACTGATGATAACAATGGTCAATGGATTCCTTACGAATTCAAGTGGATTGAATATCTTGGTGCACAAATGATACAGAAAATAGAAATCACATGCGGTGGTCAATTGTTGCAAGAATTTTCAGGGGCGTACTTGATTGCCATGGTGACGCGTGATTTTAGTGGTCAAAAACGTGAATTGTTCAATTCTATGATTGGGAATGTTCCTGAACTGAATGACCCCGCCAACGCAGGTGCTCGCGTAAACGCTTATCCCAATGCGTTTTATACGGAAAACAATGCGGGTGCCGAACCTTCTATCCGTGGTCGTGTTCTTTATATTCCATTGAATGCTTGGTTCAACTTGAAAAGTCAAATGGCGTTTCCACTGGCAGCGCTACAATACAACGAACTTCATATTAATATTACCATGAGACCAATACAAGAGTTGTTTCAGATTCGTGATGTGTTTGATAGTTTGAATAACTACCCTTATGTTGCCCCGAATTTCAACTTGTATTATATGCAGTTTTATCGTTTTTTACAAACACCTCCTGATGTGGAATTGGGGGTTACATCATACACAGACACTCGTGTTTTATGGAATGCTGATATTCATCTAATTTGCACCTATGGATTTCTCTCAAATGAAGAACAACGTATTTTTGCTTTACAAGAACAGAAATATTTGTTTAAACAAGTGAGAGAAAGGGATTATTATAATATTACGGGGGCGAATAAGATTGAACTCGATTCCATTGGTATGACTGCCAATTACATGTTTTATATGCAGAGGAGTGATGCGAATCTACGCAATGAGTGGACGAATTATACAAATTGGCCATATCGTTATATTCCCAATGATTTGATACAAGCACCCACCGATGGTTCTTATCAAGTGACTCGTTCCGGGATTTCTGTGCCTGTAGGTCCTGGAGTGAACGCCGACGGAAAATTGACGGGTTGGATGATAACTGGGAACTATAACGCTGAAAACGCCAAGACGATTTTAGTAAACATGGGAATATTGTTGGATGGAACTTATCGAGAGAACCAACAACCTGTGGGTGTATATAATTATATTGAAAAATATGGGCGGACAGATGGCTACGCTTTGGATGGACTCTATTTGTATAACTTTTGTTTAAATACTTCGCCGTTTGATTTACAACCTAGCGGTGGAATTAATATGAGTCGGTTCACAACAATCGAATTTGAATTGAATACCATTGTTCCTGCGTTAGATCCGAACGCACAGTCTTTGGCGATTTGTGATCCCCAAACAGGTCAAATTATTGGAATCAATAAACCAACATGGCGAATTTACGATTATAATTTCAACATGCATTTGTTTGAAGAGAGAATTAACATGGTTTGTTTTATTGGTGGAAACTGTGGATTGGTTTATGCAACTTAGATTCTTTGCTTTTTACACTTTTTCTTTTCAAATGGCAGATTTTTATAGGGGGAACCCCCGGTTCCCCAATTGCGCGAAGCGCAATAAGGTTGAGGTCGCGTTGCGACCTCCGACCCCTTGCCCCCTCCCCGCCCTTCGGGGAATTCTAATTCCTTACCTTTTCCAATGATAAGATTTCTTGATGAAAAACTGTTATCATTTTCCTGGGTTCCCGGTGGATAATGCT